CACATTGTTTGGATTTAATATCTTCTTTATGTTCTTGATAATATATTTTACAATCATCACTTTTATCTTGTTTGGTTTTAAAGGCACGATTAAAATTTAATTCCGGTTTTAATTCTTTTGTAAATTCTTCTTCTCTTTTTTCTACTTGTCTTTTATTTGTAATTGTTTCATCGCATTCTTCTATCACAATCATTCTCCAATTATCCCAACCACCAAATTCTCTAATTGTTTTGTAGAGTTTATAATTGTAAGCAGGATTAGTTTCTGTAATACTTCTATTTTTATGAGTTTTTTTCCTCTCCCTATATGCTTTAGTATAACCTACATAAATTTTATCACAATCATCACAACATAATTTATAAATAATATAATTAGACATTTTATTACTGAAATTATATTTTTAATGTTTAAATCAATTTTTTTTGTAATTTAAATAATAATATATTTATTGAAAATATATTATTGAATGTTTATGGCTAAATAGTGGGGAGGGGTATTTACATTACGGGGAAGCCCACCATATTAGCACCAATACCAAAACCAGCTCCAGAGCGAGCCGACGCACCGATAGATGGTGTGAATGTATCCAGTATGCTAAAAGAAGCTGAAGCCATCAAGGCAATTGTGGCGATTTCCTCGTATTTCAGGGCACGCTTCTCGGGGGGGATAACGAAAGCGACGATAGCGACCATAAGACCTTCGACTAAATATTTAATGGCTCTTTTAATTAATTCTGCCATTGCAGGATTCATATCTGTTTATATTAATAAGCAAGAAAAAAATAAAAATTTTATAAAATATTTAAATTTAATTTAATTAAATTTAAAAATTTTATAAAATATTTAAATTTAATTTAATTAAATAAAATTAAATTAATAAAAAAATAACTTAAACTTAAAATAACTTATATTTTCATATAATAATGTCTACCAAAAAAAGTGCTAAAGCAAAATCTACGGATACTCATGTCGCTGATGACTCCAAATACATTGATCTTTTAGACGAAGATAAGGCTATTGCTGGACAATCATATGTTTGCCTGAGTTTCATTTCACCTGAGAATATTATCAAGAATAAGGAGCTATTTTACTTTGAGAAGTTTCTGAAGCATTTTGATTTTAAGAAGTCTATTGATAAATACACACAATTCCTAAATTTCCTAAGCCATAAGTACAGTTTAGACTTCCACGATCTATCTAAAGATCTTGAGGAATTTGTTATTGAGGAGAGAGAACGACTGGTTGATACTACAATTGAGGACGAATACAAGAGTTTTGTTGATAACAGCGAGAAAAAACTACAGGAACAGTTCAATAAAGAGCATAAGTTCCAGACAAATACACGCGGAGTAAAGGTTCGCGGTGCGTTTGGTTCGCAGGAGGAAGCCGAGAACAGGTGCAAGATGCTTCGTGAGGAGGATCCAAATCATGATGTATATGTTGGACATATGGGTATATGGATGCCCTTTCATCCAGAGGCTTACAAAACTGGTCGTGTAGATTATCTTGAGAAGGAGCTAAATGAGCTCATGACGAAGAAGAAAGATAATGACGATGTAAATAAGGAGGAGTTCAACAAGCGTGTAAAAGAGTCCAAACGTAAGGCTATCAAGGAGAATATTGCTAAAGCAGAGAAGGAGGGCAATAAACTGATGCAGTCTATTGATGATGAAGGTAATCTTATCAACGCCGATAGGATGGATGTACCAGGCAAGAACCTACTATTCGGTGATGGCGACGGAGATGATACCTCCACCGCCGAACTGCGTAATGAACTGTTTGATGGTGATAATGTTGTTCTTGATAAGAATAACGACCATGGAATCGGAGAGATTTTAGATAGGCAGAAGGCTAACGCCGTGGAAGATGTCGTTCATAAGGCTGTAGATGAGCTCGTTCATGATGTTGCTACTACCGATCAGTAAATAAAAATTGAAAATTATTATTATACAAAATATACTAATAATTTATATATATAAATATATATTTATACATATATGATAGATAATAATAAAATTAGACGTTGTCCACTTGTTAATTGTAATCGTAAATTAAAATTAACAGATTTTCCGTGTAAATGTGAAAAAACTTTTTGTAGTTTTCATCGGTACAAAGAGGAACATAATTGCGATTATGATTATACCGAACAAATTTATAAAGATAAAAAGATAGATGAAATGATATGTGTTATCAGAAAAATAGATAAAATTTAAATTATTATTTGAATTACCATTTGTTTTTTTTTACATTTATAATGGGTCCTTTTTTCTTTGTGCGTGAATTTGGATCATATACTTCTTCTTCATCATCCGAATTCATAGATGCAGAAATTTCCCAAAATTCTTTAGCACCAAGCCTAAAAGGTTTATGATTTACTGCTTTATACCAAAAAATCTGTTCAGTAAGTTTATTGGATTTAGAATTATTATTTATTACTAAACATTCATAATTTTCAGTACACTGATCCATAACTTGACAAAAACTTTCAAATGTTGGGAACATACCAGCATAATTTTCATAAATTTTTTTCCTATTTGAAATATATGGTTCCCTTAAAATAAATACATAATCAATATTAGTTCTTAAATTAGGAGGAATACCGAGAGGATACTGCATAGTAATAATTAACATCATTTTCCAATGACGCCCATTCATAAACAATAGACGCATAACTTTATCACGTGTCCATGTAGCATCATATAAACAATCGTCTAATATTACAAATGCTCGGGGGTCAATAGTAGATTTATTATATAATTCTTTTTCTTTTTTAATCTGTTTTAATACTGTTTTTTGCCGTTTCAATATATTTTCTATAATGGTAGCATTATATTCATTGTGAATAAATAATTTAGGCACATGTTCTCCGAAAAATCCATTACCTGCTTCTGTTCCACTGATGACTGTTCCAATTGGAATATCTTGGTGGTAAAATAGTAAATCTCTCACTAAATAAGATTTGCCTGTATCACGCCGACCAATAAGAACAATAACTGGTCCATTATTTTCATCTGACTTGAAACTAATATTGTTCATCTCAAATTTCTTCAATTCTAAAGTCATACCTTAATAAATATATCTAAATATATATTTAGATTAAATACGCATAAATATATTTCATATAATCGTTAGAATTTAGAAATATATTTCTTATTATTTTAATAAATGGAGATACACTATAAAAAAAATAAGAATGAAGATCTGTTTCAGGAATTCAAAGATGAGAAATTAGTAAATATGGATAGTATTCAAAATTATATACCAATTTACCAAACATTTTTCAATTTAAATGAAACAAACTACAATTCTATTAACTTAAATAATGTTTACAAAATTGATTCTATTAAAGAAAAGGTAGGATATTCCATGTTTAATGGAACTATAGTAGATAACAGTAATAATATTACCGATAAGAAAATTTTTATTAAATACAGTCCTCTAATTGATCCAGTTAAATATATGATTGGTAAATATGATAATTGCTACAATATATTGTCCCTTCCTGCATTTGGGGATAATAATATTATCCATAAAATTATAGATACTAATAATTCTGCATACATCGATGGATTTTTTTCATATTTATCAAGTTTATTACTAAATAAATATAGTTTTATCAATGGTATTGATTATTATGGTTCATATTTAGGTATAAAAAATAATTTCACTGTTGACGTGGAGGACGATTTAGAGTATTTAGATGATGCCGAATACTTTCATCAGCAAAACAATATTTTATTTAGAATAGAAGAAACTAAAAATTATAAGAACCTATTTAGTAATACTAAAAAATGTAAGTTAGCTCTTGTTATAGATAATACAATTATAAGTGATGACGATTTTGGTATTTGTAATTTAGATGACGACAATGATAAGGATATTAATAGGGAAACGGAAACTATAAATAACAACCATGAATGTAATTTATACCAAACCAATTTAGAAATAGAATATACTAAAACCGAGAGCGAAACCACAACAAATAAAAAGAAAGTTAAAACAAACGAACAGAATGAAAGTTCATCTTCTTGTTCTTCAAGATATTCAAATACCGATTCCAGTAAAAATAACGATTCGGAATGCGACGACAATGATGATGATGATGAGTCGGGAGATGAAAGTGGGGCGTCGTCCGATGATGATTCAGAAGAAGAATTATTAGCAACAATATTTAAATTCCCAGTTCAGGCTATTGCGTTAGAATGCTGTGATGATACTCTGGATTCGCATATTATTAACAACAAAATAAAAGATAATGAATGGGAATCTATAATTTTACAGATAGTTATGTCTCTTATTACATATCAAAAAGCATTTAATTTTACACATAACGATTTACATACCAATAATGTAGTTTATAACGAGACAGAAAAGAAATATTTATATTACAAATATGATAATAAACATTATAAAGTTCCAACATTTGGTAAAATATATAAAATTATAGATTTTGGTAGAGCAATCTATACAATTAAAGGTAATTTGATTTGTAGTGATAGTTATGCCCCATATGGAGATGCATATACACAATACAATACAGAACCTTATCTAAATGAAGATAAACAGCGCATCGAACCCAATTACAGTTTTGATTTATGCAGATTGGGTTGTTCGTTATTTGACTATTTTATAGACGACTTAGACGATATTAAACTATTACGGTCTCCTATTAAAAAAATCATTATTGAATGGGTATTCGATAATTCTAATAAAAATATTCTTTATAAAAAGAATGGCGACGAACGGTATCCAGACTTCAAACTTTACAAAATGATAGCACGAACAGTAAATAATCACACTCCGCAAAATGTGATTAAAAAGCCCGTATTTGAAAAATATCTGTTTCCCAAAAAGAAAATAAACAATCAGACGGTTATTTTTAATATTGATACATTACCAGTAATGACAAATTAATTTACAAACAAATAAAAACATTTCAAAATTAAAATTTATACACTTTAATTTTGAAAATCCAAATCAATTATGATAGATATATTAAAAATTGAATTCAATATATATAACACCAAACACAAGAAGATATAAACAATATAACGAATAAAATGCATATCAAGACCGATATAGGATTGAATATTAACGCGTTGGAAAAATTAGTAGCACATCTAAATTTTATCGTGCCAAAAACACAATTGGATTATTATATTGATAACGATAGTTCTCCTGAAATACTGAAATACGTTGGGCTACAGGGGAAAACATTCGGCGAAAAATACATGGAACAAATTGCGAGAGAGTTGTTTAAGATGGAGAAAAGAACCAATTCATCGCACGACCATTCAAAAAACAATAAGTCAATTGAACAAAAATCAGCCCGTTATCATGCAAACGGCGCTGATTTTAAATGGCAACACATAGAGATGAAGCACGAGTGGGATTTTCTGCTATTGACCGGTTTGGAATTCAACTCAATTGTGTTTTATATCGCCACGAGAAAAATGGTTGAGCAGCTCATTGAGGAAGGAATTATTACAGGACAAGGAAAAAAGGACGAGAATGGCGTAGCAAGCACCCAACAAGCATATTGGTTTCAACGGACGGATTTCAAAAAAAAATCAAAGTCAATCACCGATTATTTCACCATTGTTTCCAGTGAAGATGAAGTGGTAAATTATATTGAACAATCAGTCTTTTAGATTGTTCAATCTTTCATTACATAACTTAACATATTCATTATTTATTTCAAACCCAATAAAATTAACATTTAATTTTTTTGCGGCAACACATTCGCTACCCGAACCAGCAAAAGGAACTATTACTAATGTTTCGCCATCTTTATTCATTGTTGCTTTGATTAATTTTTCGCATAATTCAAGTGGTTTTTGTGTAGGGTGATTAACTCGTTCTTTTTTGCCAGCACCACCAGCAAGTGCTGAAATTTTGATTACATCTCTTGGAAGTGCTCCGTTTGCGTGTGCTGTATATGTAGTTTCTTTTTCACCCGTACTAAATCTTCCCTTTGTCGCTGTTCGTACTTTACCAACCGAATTTTTTAAGAAAGTAGCAGTATATGGCTCACGAACATCATCTCTATTAAATACAGGTTTATTTTTATAACAACACAAAATGCTTTCGTGTGTCCTTTGCCACATATTTAATGACGGAGTTACTTTATTTGTATAATGCCAAATGATCCATCGTACCTTAATGTTTATCCTCACTCTAATAAATGATAAAATCTCACTAAAGCCATAAATATAAAGCGTTCCATTCGGTTTTAAAATTCTAATGCATTCCTTAATCCATTTGTCGCACCATACTAAATATTCGTCTATTTTTTGTTTATCGCTATCATTACCGAAATCCTTACCTATATTATATGGTGGATCACAGATAATAATATCAACACTATTATCTTTCATAATTCGCATACCTTCAATACAATCTTCATTTTTAATTACTTGGGTAAGATTATTTTTCGCAACTACATTATCTGGTTCTGCTTGAATAATTGTTTCGGTTACAATTTTGACATCATCTATATTTTTATTTGTTTCAACATTTTTACTTGTTTCAATGGTTATATTTTTTGTAGCAAGCATATTTATGTATCGCTATTATTATTATTTATATTGTGTTTATAAATATATAAAATTAATCAATTTTAAATTAAATTTTATTTAATTTAAAATTAATTTCAAAGATATCTAAATTTTAATATAAATTTAAAAATCAGGGTTGCTTACAAAAACAGATGGAACGGTTTTGAAATTGCCAACAATTTCATTTAAATTAAATTGTTCCAATAACATTAAGCCTACTGTGACAGATAAAAACACTAAAAAT